GGATTGATTAAACAATAATTCTCTAAGGAGCTTCCAGCCGCATATATAACAGTCCCAACATCTATCGCTGCCATATCACCCTCCTAAATATACCCAATGGTTACTTTACAGGTTGCAGTTGACACATCAAGCCAAATACCCGTAGCGCACTCAAGGGGCGGGTCGAAGATAAAGTGCCCATAACCATCGGCAGGTATATCAATGCTCCATACATCGGTTCCACCGTCATCGGTACTGTCGTTTATTTCAATAGCTAGGGCAGCAGTATCCGACACGGAAAGCCAATAGATGTCTCCAGGAGTTGCCTTTACATTTGTGTCGGCTGATAATACTCCACTATTTAACAGCCCTGCCACACCTCTCTTAACACCTAGAACATCATGGGCTGCATCATGCACATCCTCAAGTACGACTTGTATAGCTGTATTTATAATCTCTATTGCTGCGAGGTCTACCGCCGAGGCTTCTGTCGCTACTTGTATGGCCGTGTTTATTATTTCAAGAGCAGCGAGGTCGATTGCCCCTGCTTCCACGGCTGCTAGTATTTCATCTGAATTAACATCTTCTACTCCTATACGATAAGTACCATCTGGGTTTGCGGGTAGTCCTATATTGGGTAGTATTGCTCTAAGAATTTCAACATTCGTTAAAGCCATATTAAACCTCCTATATACATCTAGCCGGGACAAGAGGAAAGGAGCAACCCCTCATCCCGACTAGCTAGTTTAGTATTATCTATTCTCCTTTTTTATCCTACTGCCCCACCAATATATGTCCCTCTCCAGTCAAGTTTCGTTGCACCGAAGATTAGGCGGACCCGGTAGAAGATATTGTCAGTTGCGAAATCTCCAGCCATCGGGCCGATTGCTCCGCCACCTACGCTTACCTTGTCGCTTGCCTTCATGCAAATCTCAGGACTCTCATGCCCCGCAAGGTGAGCAGCTTCAAGAACCACTATATCCTTTGGGTCAGAGAATAAATACCACTGGGTATTAGCCGAAGCCGCATGACCGTTAGCAGTAGCTATTATGGGTAGATAGGGGTCAACTATTAGCTGAAGGCCGTACTGTGCGATAACATTGGTTGTTGGATAAGCTACAGCACCAGCCGCCCACATCTTTTCAGTTGATTTCAGGATTTGGAGAGCAGTCATTTCCAGAGCTGGGGGTACAACAAGGAATTTAGCCCTATTGTAGATTGGGTTGTTGTTAATATCTCTGAATCCTGCCATTGCCTCAACACCCTGCTCTAAGAACCCGATAGTCAGGGCACCGGCGGATTGGTTAATCTCAGCCATCCCACCAGCAACAGTTGAATAGAGCTGACCTGATACAGCGTGAGTAACGGCACCACCACAGTCATATACAAAAACTGAATCAACCGTATGATGCTCAGTTCTCATCGCAGCATTAGCAAAACGAGTGGGAGTATCCTTTAAGGCGTTCAGGTCATCGTTAATCATTGCCTCAAGAGAGATGTCGAACTGACGGCCATATTTGTCAACCGTTATATCGTACTGCTTTTCCACCCTATCGCTTGCATGGTATTCGCCCTTTTCCACTACTTTGTCAAGGACTTGATCTCCACCAGACATTGAGAATCTCTTCCCGCCGATATGGGGAGCCATTCGGGGAACAGTGGATACCTTGGTAAATGGTTTCCAGACAGGCGGGGCTGCCTTGTAAGTAGCCAGCATCTGTCTCTGTAGAACATCACCAAACAGTAGAGGGAAGTCAGAAGTTGTCAGTACCTCCCTAATTAGATATTCGTGTTTATGAGCCGGAAGACCTTTAGCATTTGAGAGCAGGTCAACAACCTCTGTCAATTTCCTCTCGTATCCCTCGGCTTTGCCAATGTCACTAGCACTAGCATAACCGTTCCAGTCCTCCATTAGTTTCATTAAGTCGGGCATATTTGCCTCCTATGTTATTTTATATTACTAGACAAACGTAGCTAATGTTGAAGTGTCAGGTTTGGTATAGATAACAGTTATGCGAGTCCGACCAGCAGTACCAGCACCCACAGAAGTTACCTCACCAGTGACAACCCTGGCTCCAGCCAGATAGCGCCGTCTAACCGCAACAGCAGCAGCAGGCGCATCTACATCAGCACCCTCAACACCACCAGTATGAGCGAAGTCAATAGACTCGCCAGCAAGCAGGTCAGTTGCTTTCAGGTTAACAGCATCATAGAAGCCGTTGGGGTCAGCAACATCACCGACTATCAAAGTCGCACTAGTTGCGGCATCCCAGAGAGCAGTTGCATGGACTATCACATTGGTTAGAGTAGCACCAGCAGGTACATTAACTGAACCAGTATAAACTCCGGCACCTTCTTCAACAAAGGTGATTTCCTTCGCCTGAACAACATCACCACAACAAGCTAACGGGTCAAAATGAACCTTAACGGCTATCGCTTCGGTGCTGCCACCGGTTATAATACCCAATGCATAACCAAATGGAACTTGTGTTGCTATAGATGATATTTTGCTTATTACAGCAGTCGTAGTATTGATATAAAGTAAGTCTCCACCAGCTACAGCACTGTTACCGTCACCATCCGCAGCAACCACATCAAGGTTCCATATTCCCTCAGTATCAATAGCTATATAATCAGTTGCAGCAGCAGCACTTGTAAACGCTACTCCTACGATACTCCCCACAACAATCGGGTCTGCTTTATTGACCATACCGTCTGTATGGGAAGGATGGGTTATTTCACTCTCTAATAGAGTAATGTGCCTACCTTCATAGGTAGATGATATTTCTTCACCGACTGTTTTAGCATCGGCTATTGGATAAACTCCAAATGCTGGCATTTTATTGCCTCCTAAGTTTTTTGGTTTGTTTGTCTAATATGACAGATTCAGCCTCGTTCACCGTGAGGCATTATCTCCTTACTAGCGCCCAGAGACGGCAATTTCTACCTGTTCATCCGTCCATTCCGGGTTCATCTTTTTGAAGCTCTCTTTTAGAGCCTCGTGGTCTTTCTCCGTGCTAACTTTGGTTGGGCCAAGTCCCTTTACCTTGCTGGATTCGGATAGTTTGGCGATGTAGTCTTTCTCAGTTGTTATCGCTTCCTCTATTCCTTCAGCAGATTCGGAGTCCTTAAACCTTTCCAAGATTCGCTCTTTGGCAGCATCGGGCAGCTCGGCCTTTTCTACAGCCTCTTTTATGACGGCTTGTGCTTCGGCTATTGCTTTTTCCTTAACCGCTTTCTCAGCAGCCTCTTTTAGCTCATCACGTTCTTTAGTTAAAGTTTCAATCTGTCCGTCTTTTTCTTTAACTTGTTCTTCTAGTTCCACTTTTTGTTTTACCTCCTGTGTTATAGTTGCCCTTACATTAGCCTCGATTAGTTTAACTAAGTCAGGGCGGTGCTCCTTCAAGGTCTTTAGTTCTACTAAGTCAATATCGTTACGTTCTGATTCGTATAGTGTTACCTCTCCGCCTGCTCCGGGTTCAGTTACAAAGTCAACTGACCGGCAGGCTACGAGCTTTTCTATTACCATAGTTTCTGTGCCTTCAATGGTAGCTTTAGATGCGCTTCCAACCGCATTGATAGAGATGCCCATTTCAGATAGCATCTCCTTCTCTCGCAGGGAGGCTAATTTCTTCTGCAACCAGGGCTCGATGACCTCAGCCACACCGGTAACATCACCATTCTCATCACAAGTAACATCAGATAAAGTAGCAACCCAGTCCTTAATCGACCTCTCCGGACGCTCTTGGTCTTCTTTCTCTGTTGGGTGATCGGCATACATCTTCATGCCTTCGAATACTTTATAATCTCGTTTAAGCATTTCAGCCGGATAGTAGCGATCCTTAGTTGCGTTAAACCCAGCCTTAATGATAATTACAGTAGCTCTACCCTTATCAAGCTTGGCCTCAGTTAGAGGTGTAAACCCCTTAATGAGTTCCCGGGTTAATGACTCCTGTACCCATCTAGGCATATCGTCTGTCTCAACACCTAACTTACGATACTCAGTCCTTATCTTACGTTTGACACCTGACACCTCTGCCCCTGGTATGAAAACTTTATTACCCTTGAATCCACCGGGGCTTAGAGATGCAGAGGCTCGCCCTAGCTGAGTCTTAGTTATCTTCTTCTCTCGCGACTCCCATAATCTTAACTTCCATGTTTCAGGGGTTTCCCTATCCGATGCGTAAGCATAAGCCTCGACAGGATAACTCTCACCATCCTCGTCTTTCATTACTGCTTGGTCAGTCAGCCATTTAAGAGTTGTGACAGCTTCCTTGGTAGCTTTCTTTAACTCTTTCTCATCTGGCTCTTCAGATGATAAGAGCTCCTGGCATAACTCTACTATCTTCTTCAATCGAGATGAATCTAAAGAGGCGTTACGTCTACCGGCTTCCTGTAGTATCTCTGAGTATGTAGTCCGTAAGGATTCCATTGATTTATATGTAACTTGGCGAGCCACCTTTTTGGGTTCACCTATCGTAACAGTCCCATCTTTGGCAATCTTATAACCAGCCTTGTAAGATTGGCGATCTTGATTATATATAACCTCGGTTTCAGTCATATCCTCTACATACACATATTCATCGCCTGTCAATCTAAGATGAGCAACTAAGGCAGCATCTAGCATAGTCCGCTTATTTTCCATAGATAATGCTTCCATCGCCTTAAAGACCTTAGTGCTTACTACTTTCTTGGGGTCTCCGAATACGGCCTTGCCATCTTCGCCTATCTCATAATCGGATTCATATAGTTGCCCATCAACATCATAGACAACCTTATCCCCAAAGACCTCATCAATGGTTAGATTCTTGGGTATAGGAACTGATTGCCCTATCTTGTATTCCGACATTAACGCCGACTGAAGTAATTTACTCTTGTTTTTATCACTTAGCATAGATTCCCTCCGTTCACCAATATCTTTAGCCCTCATTTGTGTGTTACATTCAGGACACTCTTGAGTATTGCATTTAATATCTTCTTTAACAGTTACCTCTTTATTACATTCAGGGCAAACACAGATATGCTCCCCGTGCGGGTGGACTGCTTCTTTGGCTACCCATTGGTCGTTTACCTTCTTGTATTTATTCTTAACCGCCGCCCATGCCGTAGCAGCAGATTTTCCCTCATCACCGTTATATTGTTTGAATGCTGAATTGAACGCACTCACCCAAATATCAATAGCGTGCTTGGGTAGTCCTTTAAGCGCCTCTGGATAATCAGTTTTTGTATATGGCATTTCTTTTCCTTAGTTGACAAATGTGTCGATTAGTGTTATACTATAAGTAAAGAGGTGAGGTATGGAGAAATTACCGGTTTTATATTGTTCTGTGTGTGGTGAGAAGATGACGCCCTATAAATGGCTTGAGGGATATAGTGGTCAAACTAAGTATAGTGTGGGTAATGGCGAACCTTACAAGGAATATGAAGTCTGGTATCAATGCCCCAATAGAGGCGGGTTCGGCAATGAACACATCGATGTCTGCCACAAATTCTTTCAGAGTATCCATAGTAACTATAGCCTGCCCAAATCAATACGGGAATATCAAAGTGTATAATATGGCATAATGTCCTTAAATGCAAAAGCCGCCCCGTAGGACGATTTAAGTACCTTTTCTACACATGGCAGATAGGTATGTTGCCCAGTTTCATCTCGGTATACTGGACGGGGGTCTTTTAACTAGTCCAAGTTGCGATCTTGTTCCGCCGAGTTCCCCCTTATCTATTCCTGTAGGCTCATGAGCTATGGCAGCGCCGTTTCATGACTGGCACATAAGTTTTAGCCTTAAAAACTAAGCGCCACTATTCCGCCACCATAACTATACGTCCCGTTGTTCCTTGAGATAAACCATACCCCCACAGGCAGCACATACCACACAGGCCCTAACCCCTAAGTGTGGATGGTTGAACCTGGAAGGTTTGATTAATACGAACTTACAACATCTAGGGCAATAATAAAATTCACTCATTGATAGCTCTCTTGAGGACTGCTATTATACGGGGTATATCTTGATCTCTCCATATATAATCAAGTCGTGAAAGCTCTTTGCCTATAATATATTTCAGTGCCCATTTAATGCGTAGCCACAAAGGCATATTACCTCTTATAGTTATATCAAAGCCACACTCAACAATCCTACTACCATTATCAGCTAACTCTAAATGAACATCTAAACAGTGTTCAGGTGATAAGCAATCACACTGGAATCGTTCCAGATAAAACTCATCGTCATCAAAAAGTTTCTCACTCATTGTCCAACTTCCTCATAACAAACACCGGAATCCCACATAATATAGCCACCCCATCGCCCTACTTGAAAATAATAGCCCCTTTGGTGTTTAGGGGGAAACGTAATAAAGGAGTGCCCACATAGTCTGTGAAAACTGTAAGTACTACCAGACCTCTCCGAAAGACATAAGTCGAAAGAACCAACCCTCACAGCCTTATTCATTTTATCGTAATGTATTATTTTACTGACCAAGTTTCTCATAATTATCTAATAGGTGCTGGGTTGAAATCTTTTCCCTACGCCTCAGTAGTTCCGCCATTACCTTCTCTAAAACTATATCCTTAACTACCTCATCCCACTTTAATATATTACGGTCTTTTATAGTTGGCATTATTTCCCCTTTATTGGAGCGTCTACAAACTCTAGCGTTTGTATACATCACTCAAACCAATGTATACAAACTTGTTAGTTGGTGGACTCGCATTAAACTACAAGCCCTTATTTCTTCTTTAATATCGCTGGAGCTACAGCACATCTACAATTAGGATGCTGAGGTGGAGCCATTGCCCCACTAGAGAATGCTTGATTAACTGGTATCACACCTTCGCCCTCATTAGCAGAACATTCAGGGCTTACCAGAGAATCACCAGCAGTTACCCATTCCTTACCTTCAATCCCCATATCATCCATTCTATCTAGGGATGCCTGGGATAAGGCGTTAGCTGTCTCAGTCCTAGCGATTAACTGTGAGCGATAACGGGACATATCCACAAGGGTTTTCTTAACATCTTTGTTAAGCTCCTCTGCCCACTTCCGTATATCCTGAGCAGTCCCAGGAATACCCCGTTTTCTTTCTATACTAGAGCTAATAGTATGAGCTAATCTTCTCTTAGTCTCTGGGCCCATCTCAGTAACTAATTCAGCACCACGTTTCTCTGCCCAGCTTATTGCTTGTGATATAGGCGGGCCTTCATAGGTTATCGGGATACCGCCCTTAGTCTTACCCCAGCTAATAGTCTCAGCACTACCGGATACGTACGTCTCAACTAGGTGTCCGTTTACTGTAGTCTTTAGCGTAGAGTCAAAGGATTTTATTAGAGGGTTGATTGCATTATCAATGTCTTTATCTAATGGCATCTATTCCTCTTCGGCTTTAAGCACCTTAAACCAACCAAGAGTAAGGTCAGTACGAGTATACTCTATTTTATATCCTAGCCTTGCTATATCAGGATTTATATTAACTTTATTCAATCCAAATGCTAGTATCCATATACCGCCATGCCCCAATGCAATATAATGTCCATTCCCTTCATAAGGGAACATACCACCCAGTTGTAAGTTGCAATCCATAGTCACATCACGCCAAACTTTTTCCATTTACCCCTCCTTTACATACTTATTGTATATTGCTGTCATCTTACTATACGGAAACGCCCTCCCCAGCTTATCAAAGTATTTACTTAGACTTCCTTCTAGCCCTTTTCTTAGCCTTTGGTTTTTTGGGCTGTTTGGGTTCGCTGGTATCTCCGCTTCCAGGAGTGCTATTATCTCGTTCAGCTCTGTTAATACTGTCATCTTCCTCTCTTAGGTCTACAAATCGCACAATAAAGTGATTGGGATTACCACATGGGCAGGGAATATCCTCTATTGGCAAATTAGATATAGTCTCAGCGTTTTCAAATACTTTAGATTCTCCACAGGGCATATTAACTGCAAAGGGGAAGGTCATCTTTTCTAACGCTGACTCCTTGGTTTGTACCCATAGCTCATCATCGCTATATTCATTAGTTCGCTTGCCTGCCAGTTGGAAATATAACCCTGTATAAGTAGCTTCTCCTTCAAGCCCTTTTGACATATTGGCTATAACTTGTTCTGGATTAGTGAAACCTATAGGTTCTAAATCAAGCAGTGCCTTCTTAGCAAAGTTGGTGGGTATCTCTTTGAGTGCCTCAAAATCATCTTCATATGGGTTAAGCGTTGCCCCTATAATATCTAC